TAAATAATAGTAATTAGAAATAAAACTAATTGAAGATTATAATCAAAAATAATTAGGAGAACCTAAGATGAAGTTAAAAACAGAAACTGGCGAAATGTTAGTTTTAGATGAAGCACAGGAATTTTATATTTCTGAAGATGCTACATCTGATACTTCAATTGAGGCGTCTGAAGTTGATGCATTATTAGAATCTGGCGATTTAGAAATTGTTGCTGAAGATACTGATGATGTAACAGAAGGTGCTGCTGAACCTAAAGCGAAAAATGTAACTAAAAAGAAAAAGGTAATTCCTGGCTCTGGTGAAGTTATGGAAGATGACGACGAAGATGAAGACAAAGACGACATCGACGAAGACGCTGATGATGCAGACGAAGACGACGAAGTTGAAGAAGACAAAAAAGTTGCTAAAGAAGAAGTGGAATTAGAAGTTGACGTTCAAGAAGATATGGACGCATTATTCGACGGTCAAGAATTGACTGAAGACTTTAAAGCACGTACAACTTTAGTATTTGAAACTGCTGTTAAGGCAAAAGTTAAAGAAAACCTATCTGCTATCGAAGAAAAAATGGAAGCAGAATTAACTGAAAAAACAGACGCACTTTTAGAAGATGTGACTGCTAAGTTAGACGGTTACTTGGACTACATGGTAAACGAGTGGGTTGAAGAAAATAAACTTGCTGTTGAAAATGGTCTTAAAAATGAAATCTTAGAAGGTTTCGTTGGTGGTCTACAAACATTATTCGCAGAAAATTACATTGAAGTTCCAGAGGACAAACATAACATCCTTGACGAACAAGCAAATGAAATTGCTAGTCTTAAAGAAGAGTTAGATGCTGAAATGAATAAAAACATTGAAGCACGTAAGTCTTTAGATGAAGCAACTGCTAAAGAAATTTTTGGTACAGTTTCTGAAGATTTGACTATGACACAAGTAGAGAAGTTAAATTCTCTTGCTGAAGGTGTTGTATTTGAAGACGCTGAATCTTATACTGAAAAGTTAGAAACTTTGAAGGAAACTTACTTTCCTTCTGAAGAAAAGAAAGAAGAAGTAATTGCTGAAGGTAACACAGAAGTAAACACTAATGACGGAGAGATGAGCGATTCTATGAAACGCATCGTTGATTCGCTTTCATCAACAACCACGAAAAGCATCTTAGGTGCTTAACATTTATAGTTAATATTAAGGAGAAAACAAAATGTTTTTATCAGAAGAAATTAAAGATAAGTGGGAGCCGGTTATGGAGCACGCAGATGTACCTGCAATTAAAGATGCTACAAAACGAGCTATTACACTTCGTCTTTTAGAAAATCAACAGACAGCTTTAGATGAAGCTAATGTTACAGGTGCTAATGTAGATAACTGGGATCCAGTTCTTATTTCATTAGTTCGTCGTACTATGCCTAAACTTATGGCATATGACACAATTGGTGTACAACCAATGAGTGGTCCAACTGGTCTTATCTTTGCAATGAAATCTCATTACACTGGTAACGCCGCTACTGGTGCTGAAGCTCTTACTACTACTGCAGGTGCTCCAGATACAGATTTTGCTGGTGACGATGGTACTGCTGACGCAATGACTACTGCACAAGGTGAGAATCTTGGTGGTTTTGATGGTGGTGCAACTACTTACAATGAGATGTCATTCTCAATTGAAAAGTCAAGTGTTACTGCTAAAACTAAGGCACTTAAAGCCAAGTACTCTTTAGAACTTGCACAAGACCTTAAAGCAATTCATGGTTTAGACGCTGAGTCTGAATTAAGTAACATTCTTTCAGGTGAAATTCTTGCTGAAATCAACCGTGAGATTATCAATACTATTAGTTCACAAGCTACTGCTGGTGCTACTGCTGGTACTACTACTGCTGGTACTTTCGACGTTGCTGATGCAGTTGATAACCGTGGTGCTCGTTGGGGTGGTGAACGTTATAAGTCACTACTTGTACAGATTAACAAGGAAGCAAACTTAATTGCTAAGAACACTGGTCGTGGTCGTGGTAACTGGTTAATCGTATCTCCAGATGTTGCATCTGCTCTAGATATGACTTCTTCACTTGCTGAACCTAATATGTCACTTGACAACGGTTCACAACCTGACGTTACTGACAACGTGTTTGCTGGTACATTAGGTGGTAAGTTTAAGGTATTTGTTGACCAATTTGCTTCTAGTGATTCAGTAATCGTTGGTTTTAAAGGTTCAAATATGTATGATGCTGGTATGTTCTACTGCCCATACGTTCCATTACAGTTGATGAAATCAATTGGTGAAGAGGACTTCCAACCACGTCTTGGTTTCAAGACTCGTTACGGAATTACTATGAATCCATTTGCTTCTGGTGCTGCTGGTGCAAACCCTTACTTCCGTAAGTTTACTGTTACTAACCTGTAATAGTTAAAAAGTTCCCCTACCTTGGGAAACCGTTAAACCCCCTTAATTGGGGGTTTTTTATTCAATGAAATAAAACATTATAAATAATGGTATGAGTGAAAGATTATCCCCACAAAAAATTAACTTTGCTAAATCAACTAATTACAAATTAGTTATTAATGCAATTCCAGGCACTACTTTTTGGTTGACTACTGCAAATATTCCAACAATATCGGCAAACGAAGTACCAATCCCAAATCCAATACATGGTCATACATACCAACCAACAACTACAACGATTTATGCACCATTAATGTGTACATTCTTAGTTGATGAAGATTTTAGTAATTATATGGAACTGTTAAACTGGATAAATATGACTAATCACCCAGACACTTCAAAAAGGGTAGACTCAAAAGTAGATATAAGAACTACAGGTAGTTTGCATATTTTATCTAACAATAAAAATACATCAGATACTGTATTTACATTTCATAATATATTTCCTACTATTCTAGGCGAGATCCAATTTAACAACGATCAGGCAGAAGAGGTAATAACAGACATAACACTACAATTCGATTATATGACAGTTGATACCTAAAATTTGACTTTTTTAATATATTATGGTATAATAGGTATATGAACTTAGAAGAACTTGAAAAACAGGTCGATAAAGACCTATACATAAATGAAACTGTACTTGCTAAAGAGTCATTAGCAACCCCAAATAAACATAATAAATACTTAAAATTACTTTTAAGGGAACGTTTGAAATTAAAGAAATTAAAAACCGACCTATATAGAGTATCATTGGGTAGAACTAACTATTATAATGGAAACGATCCAGATCCATATGAGTATGTACTTAAAGATAGGGAAGTTAAAGAATATGTAAAAGTAGACCCAATGGTTGTTGAAGCAGAAGCACGTGTTGTTATGCAAGAAGAAATGGTTAAGTATTTAGAAGAGATTTGTAAAATGTTTTCTGTTCGTGGTTTTGCAATTAAGAATGCGATAGATTTTATGAAATTTACACAAGGTGAAGTATAGTATATAATGAGTGATATAGTAGTACACATCAAAGATGATGTATTTTTAAATGTAGAATGTGAGTCAGGTATTGGACATGAATTATCCGATTTCTTTACATTTGAAGTACCTGGCTATAAATTTATGCCAGCATATCGTGCTAGAGCATGGGACGGTAAAATACGTTTGTTCAATGTATTTGGTGGTGAGGTTTATGTAGGTCTTTTACCCTATATTATTGAGTTTGCAAAACGACGTGAATATACACTAGAATACCCTAAAAAACACATTATTCAAACCCTTAAATCCACTGAGGACTTCGTTAAGGGGTTAAATCCCCACGTTAATTCGTCCCCTATATTACCATACGAGTATCAAATAAAAGCCATTAATCACGCAATTAACAACGATAGGGCACTTTTACTATCACCAACTTCATCTGGTAAGTCGTTTATGATATATGGGTTAACACAATATTACCGTAAAGAACAAGACCGTAAAATTCTTATTATTGTACCTACAACATCACTTGTTGAACAACTATACAAAGACTTTGCTGATTATGCTTCTGAACTAGACCCTACGTTTTCTGACGACAACGTTCATAGAATCTATTCAGGCAAAGAAAAAGAAACTGATAAACAAATCGTAATCACAACGTGGCAATCTATTTACAAATTAAAGAAACCATTCTTTGAACAATTTGGTTGTGTTATTGGTGATGAAGCACATAACTTCAAAGCAAAATCATTAACGTCTATTTTAACTAAGATGACAGATTGTAAATATAAGTTTGGTTTTACTGGTACACTTGATGGTACAACTACGCATAAATTAGTGCTTGAGGGATTGTTTGGTGCTGTTAAAAAAGTTATCACAACGAAACAATTAATGGACGATGAAACAATTACAAAATTACATATTGAAGCAATCATGTTGAAATATAAAGATGATGAACGCAAATTTGTAAAACAATTAACATACCAAGAAGAAATTGATTGGTTGATTGACCACCCTAAACGAAATAAATTTATTTGTGACTTGTCTTTGAGTAGAACTAAAAACACATTAGTGTTATTTCAATTCGTAGAAAAGCACGGAAAGAAGTTATATGAATATCTTAAAAAGAAAGAACCAGAACGACCAATATTTTTCGTATCGGGAAACGTTGGAGTCGATGTTCGTGAGGAAATACGAGCAATCACCGAGAGTAGTACAAATGCTATTATCGTCGCTTCATATGGGACTTATTCTACTGGTATCAATATTCGCAATCTTCATAACATTATTTTTGCTCATCCTAGTAAATCCCGTATTAGGAATTTACAATCGGTTGGTAGAGGTTTACGAAAATCTGAAGGAAAGGAAGTAGCAACGTTATTTGATTTGAGTGACGATTTGTCTTGGAAGAAACACAAAAACTTTTCATTGAAACATTTCATTGAAAGGGTAAAAATTTATAACACAGAAAAATTTGATTACAAACTAAGGAGCATTAAATTATGAATATATCAGTAGTACATATGAAACATACAGGCACAGAAGTTATTTGTGACCTAATTGAAATGAATGAAGAAAATATGGCAATCACTATCAAAGACCCACAGACGATTGGTGTAGTATCCCACGATGACCAGGGCGCACAATTAGGATTTACACCATTTTTAATGAGTTGTAAGGACAATATTATACATTTAGCACTTCAAGACATTTTATTCATTGCAGAAGCAAACCCACAAATCGCAGAACAATATCAAAGTATGTTTTCTCCAATTGATCTACCAAGTCAGAAAATAATCACATAAATCGCTTGACTTTTGTATAAGTATAGTGTATAATATATTGAAAATTACACATATAAATACAAATTCTGCCTAGAACGTGAAAACTAGGATAGTAGCGAAAGTGAAGTGAGCAGACTATAATATCTTAAACGTAATTAGATTGAGGTCTGTAATTTGATGCCAACGTGTAAT